GGTGCACCGTCCCATTTAACGGTTACGTCAGTAGAACTTTTAGCACTACCTGATAGCATATCTCTTAAAGAACGTAATGCAAGAATAGCTTGCCTTGCTCCTTTCACACCCCCATCAAGAACTAAATCTTCAATATGGGTCATGTGTGTATTCTTACCAGCTTGTTCTGATAGATAACCTGTTAATGATTTCATTTAATTTCTATCCTTAAAGTATTATAACCTTTTATGAGTCGATGGTATACCATTTTTGGTATACGAATCTCTTCATTTATTTTTAATAAGAATGGTAAACAATCTTGTATCTGTAATTGCCACCCTTCTCCTTCTATGCATTTAATCGTTCGGTCTTCTTTATCACGATGCCAAATATAATCATTGGCTGGTCTTGATATATCGAACGTTCTTATATTCCCATCATCAATGTATGGGTTACCAGAAATAACTTCCACCACCTTTTAATCCTAAATCTTTTGCATACTTTGGTAATCTACAAGCCCAATAACCTGGTTTAGTTTTATCAGTTTTTGTATCACAATTATGACGAGATGCAAAATTTCTTGCAGCATCTCTATCATTAATCTTTGCACTTAATCCGCCCTTTTCATCACCGAAATTAATTTTTTTAACATTACCAGTTTTTGGATCTTTTACATATACAACATATTTTTTAGGACCACTACTACGCTTTGGCGAATTAAGTTCTGGTTCAGTTTCTTCTATCATTGGACTTTCCAATGGAACTCTTAAACCTTCATATAAACCAAAGTTACTCTTTTCGTCATAATATTCTAAGAACTTATCCATTATTCGTATACCTTAACATATGCACTTGCATCTTCTGATTTGGATCCAGCGTAATTAATAACTTTTGTAATAAATCGATTTGCCTTTGGACCAGAGTTGATTGAAGCCATATAGCATATATGTAAACAACCAAGCTTTGCTGATATCCAAAATTTATCTTTCTTCTTTAAATTTTCTTCGAATACTTCAAATGAATCGTCATAAAAATGATTATACATTTTAAAGAATTTTTCAGTTTCTTTCTTACTACCTTTAGAGATTTTAACAGCATCTGAAAATACATCAGCTTTAAATTTACCATCACGTTTTACGCTAACTTTACTAAACACTTGATCAGCAGCATCAACCATTACACTCCAACCAGCACCACCCCCACGAGCAGTCTTACCTTTGAGTTCAGCTTTTACCGCTGCACCTGCAGCGTTATCTTTCATTAAAAGAGAACCATTATCGAATATAATCGTTGCACCTTTGCTTGACCAAAAATCACCGCGTTTTGCGCCTTGTAATAATATCTCTCTTATTCTATGATCAGCTACATCTGGTGGACGTTCGACATTCATTTCAACGTGCTTGGCTTTCTTTTTAACTTTTTTAAGAGATATACCAACTAAACGTTTTTCTATAAAATGCTGTAATATATCTTCGTTTAATGTTTTAACGCTATCATCACCAAGTTCTTTCTTTACGTTAAAATCCTTTGCAACTGCCCATATATCACCAGGATTCCATTTATCATCTTTCAATGGTTTAAATCCATTATTCTTAAAAGCAATTGCTTTCTTTGCATATATTTCATTCATGACTTTATCGCCACGATGGAAGGTCATACCTTTATTTACGTATCCACCTTTTATTAATAATACTGCAGACTCATATGATGAATGAAACCAATCGTCACCAACACTTAATACTTCATCAAGTGATGCATCAACTTTTACTTTCTTATAAGCTGCTTTGATCAAATCATCGTTATTAAAGTATTCTTCTGATTGCATACCATGATCTAACATAGCTTGAATCATTACACATTGATGTGATTCTGTATTTTTTGTATTTGCAGTACCACCACCAGCACCGCCGCCTCCACCACCAAAGACTTTTGCTTTCTTTAGGTCAGAAGTACTAATAAAAGAATCATTATTACCTTTTAATGTAAATGGTTTTTTCTTTTCAGACTTATCTTTTTTCCACGCATTAATGCCTTCAACAGCATGATCGATATCTGTTACAAGAAAGGTTCCGCCTTTGGCGAGCTCTAAGGGTTTATTTGATTGAATAAGACGAAGGAGAATATCTATACGATCTTCTCCGGTTGAACTATTAGGTTTAATTAGTTCTGCAGGTGTAAGCTTTGCTGCTTCATTGAGTGGTTGAAAACTTGTAAACTTAATCATGCAAACCTCGTAAGTTAAATAATATAACTATTTATAAGGTTCAATATCTCCATCTTCGCGAACTCTTATAAGTTTTTTTTCTTCAAGAATTTCAAGTGTTGCTTCAGAACCGTTCATAAGTCCTTTTCTATAACTAGTCCATGAAGCTCCTGCTACACAGATGACGAGAATTGTAAAGGTCGTGAATTCCATCCTAATTCATATACTCCGCAAGTGCATGCTGTTTCAGCATGTGTTAATCTTAATCCTTGTGCTCGTAAAGTAGAATCAAGTTCTTCAATACGAAACAATAAGGACTCATAAGTACTAAATTGTTCAACAATTTCATAGTCATCAGTACTAAGCGCAATTGGCATTTTAATATCCTTGACTCATATGAATGTAATGTTCTGCAGTATTTGTAAGTGGCTCACCACAAATACACATATCAGGATTATCCATAGCCATTTCAAGTATTGAATGACCATAAGGTTTATCTGATGGATAAGACACTTCTTGTTTTTCTTCAGGTTTAAGATCTTTCATATAAGTATACATCCCATCTTGTAGCGTCAATTAAACGAATATACGCTGTTTTAGTTTTATATTCTTGGTAGGCAGGATTATACTTACCTAATCTGCCGCGAACTTCGACTCTAAATTTTTTATCTTTGGATAATCGATTTATTGATTTAACGGCTTTTCGCAAATCAGTTAATCTAAAATGCGAATCAACATCGCCATCATAACCAGTAAATTGATATGATTTCGAAAAACGAGTTTTCATAATATATTCTCAATAATTAAAAGTGGGTGGAAAGCTGCAATTAAGCAGCTTTAAAACTAATATCAGCTTTTTTTCTAAGCATAGTTAATGGAACTGTGTAGTCAGCAGTAGGACGACCGTTGTAGTTAGGAATTGTAACAACTGCTTTCGTACGATTTACTTTAACAACAACTCCATTAAAGATTTCATTTTGAATAGCAACTTCAACTTTTGAACCTTTACCAAGTACTGATTTCATCATAACACTTTTAGATTTACGAAGTTGTTTTTGCTTTAACTTAATTAAGTCAATAGCTTCGTTTAACTCGTCAATATCTTTAATATTGTTGATTGCTTTAAGAAGTGAAGTTTTCATAATATATTCTCTCTTTAATTAATTTATGAGTCCATTATACCACACCGGCAGGCCTGTGTACATACTTTTTTTCACTTTATCTAGATTAGTTTGTTATATGCCCTATAACTTTTGGTTATAAAGCATATATGATCACAAAATATACAAATACTACTATTGCAGCTATTACGATCCAATCAGGTTCTTCTTCCATTAACCTTCGCCTTTGACGATAGTGCAAAGGCCGTATACTACACCTGCCATCGCAAAGAGTTGTGCCAAATCGCCGAATAAAATAACCGCACCACATGCTGCTACCATCGCAACACCGTCAAGTGTTGACCTTTCTTGTACTCTTGATTTTAACCAATCTTTCATATTTTTCTCCTTTAAAAGTTATATTTAAATTGCATTTCAACTTGATGAAATGTTTTGTTACTACCAACGTTTGTGACTGCGCCATTTTGATCAATCACATCGTTGTAGTTATCTCGTTTGGTACCTTCCCAATTAAAGTCAAATGTAAACCCATCGACTAATTCGTAAAAGTAACCCATTTCAGCACCAACACCTTTATCAAGATGATTAGTGATTACACCGGCCTCGACATAGAAGTTACCTTCAGTCTCATAACCGAAACGAATTTGCTCTACACTATCCTCTTTATTTTTATTTACATAATCAATGGTGTGTTTATACTTGGCATAGGGCCCAGCATTTGCGACAGCAGAAGCCCCAATTATTGTTGCTACTGAAAAGATTGCAAATACTGTATAGATTACAATACCAATACCTGCTAAACCATATTTTAATTTCTTATTCATTATAACCTCTATATTTTAAAATCACTAAAGTCTTTGTTTTCGTTATTACCAAAACTATTTATAGGTTTATCTGGAATAACCATATCTTGCATAATATTATCTTGTGCTGAATCTTCTACATCATATAGTTTCATACGTGCACGATCGATACCAATCACAAAACGTTTATACTTAGTCGGATCATTATAGCGATTCTTTAATTGTTTTACCATGATCTGATTAAGTTCTTCAAGCTCTTCTGTTGATATAAGAGCAAACATTAGATCAGCCGTTGCCGGCAAACCGAATGATTCTGATGTATCTTCTAAACCAACATCTGTACTACTAAAGCCCGAACGCGTGGTTTGAGTTGCACTCATAATAGGTACATTAAACTCTACAGCAAGACCACGTAATTCTTCAGCAATCGATTTAATAATCGTATAACTATTTGCTGCTGTATTTTTAACTCTGGCCGATGCACATATGTTTAAATAATCAATGAAGATTATCTGAGGTTCAAAATTCTTTTTAAGTTTAAGTTCATTCAATAAAGCTCTAAAGTGGCCAACATGAGCTGCACCTGTAGGATATTCTTTAACTATCAACTTACCAATAGAACTCGTTGCAATCTTTTTAATCTTTTCATCAAATACATTCTTTGGTAATTCACTTAATTGTTGTATAGGTAAATCCATAAGATTCGCATCTATACGTTCTGCGATACGTTCTTCGGCCATTTCCATTGTAATGTATAACACGTTCTTCGTATCTTGTAATGCATTTGCTGCGCAATGACACATAAATAAAGACTTACCAACACCTGTACCAGCCAATGCAATATTAAGTGTTTTATTGGGTAAACCGCCTTTTGTCATTTTATTAAATAGATCAAGATCAAATGGCATACGAGCTTCTTTCTTATTATAAAACTCATAGCGTGAATCAGAGTTATCAATATAGTCATGACCAATGTTAGCATCAAAAGAAACACCAAGAGCTTCTTGAAGTATTTCAGGTATAGCACCTTCACTTACTTCTTGGTTTTTGCCATCAATAATCTGTATAGAGTTCATGATAGCACCATAGATTGCTTTATCACGGCACCATTTTTCTGATTCACGTATGAGATATTCTGTATCGATATCAGACTTAATTGATATTTCTTGAATAAGATCGTATGATCGAGTAAGAGTTTCATCAGGAGCTGAGACTTTTTTAATCTCAATCTCGAGTACTTTACTAGTAGGAAGTTTATTATGATCGCGCACAAAATCAGTTATAAGATCAAATACAATCTTATGTTCGCTATCAAAATATTCTTTCTTTAAGTACGGTACAACTCTTCGACAAAAACTTTCATTATTTAATAAATGATTTAGAATATGAGTTGGGATTTCATTCTTCAATGAGTGATTCCTTTAATTGAGTAAATCCACCAACATAGGTTTTTGTACGAACCCTTTCATTATCAAATCTTTTATCGTGTTGTTCAATAAAGATTTGAGGTACAGTTCTAAATTGATGGCCTGCAATATTCATAAGTTCTGTTTGCATATCACCACTTAGTTCTCTAAAATCAATATAATTGTATTCTAAACCTTTAGCTTCAAGTAATTTTATAGCCTGTGTGCAATATGCACAACTATCACTTCCATATATTTCGTATATCATCGTTCGTCTCTATCCTCCAAATCTGCTGAAGTCCAATAACTTTCTTTTCTGTTATCTTCGTTTCCATGGCCAAACCATTTTTCAATAACATGGATTTGATCTTCCCAATGAGCCATCTTATCAAGCTCATTTTGAATTGTCTCAAGATAATCAGAGTGTTCTGCAACACCAGTTGGGTTATTTAAGAATACCTCAACATTGAGTCTATGCTTTACTAAGTTAGCTTCAGCATGTTGAAGTAATACACTAATCATTCTATTCCTCATTTGTTTCCTCTTTACTGTTTATGATATGCGATAATATATCACCTAAATAGTTTTTAAAGTCTTCATTTGATTCTAATTCGTCAGGTTGAAATGATGCAGGATCTTGTATTGTATATGAAAAACCTAAAGTTGCATATCCAGTCTCGACGCTTTCTTTAATTGAAACTTTTCCATATACTACAATCACATCTTCCCATTTTCCAGACTTAAGTCTTATTCCATAAAAATCAGATTCTGGATTTTCTACGAAACTATAGTCAAGTTCAGTTATAGTATTATACACTATTTTGATCCTCTTGTACATCATTATTTTCGACTAATTGAGTTGCACCGATTTGATACCTTTCTTTAATATATTGCTTAAAGTCAGTATCTTCGAAGATTGGCATCCAAAACTCTTCTTTTAAAGTTTCTTTTTCCCTAACTTTAGGTTGAACCAATTCACCAGTCGCACGATCGACTCGACAATACCAGCCGTTACTAGGCTTAGCAACATAATTCCCATCAAGAGCAACATCAAGCAAACCTGAATAACTTTCGATGCCGCCGTCCCAAGATACTGAGATAGGCACTTTTGATTTTTCTTTAACAAACCTTGATTTCTCCACGTTAATGACAAAGTCATAACCAGTCACTTCCGTACCAGTTTTATTTTGACGACGACCTAAGATCCAGATATTATCTGCTGAGTAATATATACCCGTACCACCAGATACAATTGACTTAGGAAATAAACCAATCTCTTGATATGTATGATTGACAGCAAGTAATGGAATATTCTTCATTGTAAGGTAAGGTGTTACCATACGGAATAAACCTTTAAGTGCCTTAGCACGAGACATGTCAGCAACTGATTTTTCGTTTAAAGCATCTTCTAATTCTTTCTTCGAAGCAAGGTTACCAATAGAATCGATTACAACAATCACATTGTCAGATCTTTCAATATGTTCTAATTGACCAACAAGATCAAACTTAAGTTGCTCGACATCTGTAATAGGTGTATGCAATACACGACTTGTGTCAATACCAAATGTTTCGAAGTATGATTGTGGTGAACCAAACTCTGAATCATAGAATAATAAGATTGCGTCATCATGTTGTTTTAGATATGCACCTGCCATAAGCAGAGCAAATGACGTTTTAAAATGTTTTGATGGACCTGCAAGTACAGTAAGACCTGCTGATAAACCACCATCTGTATCACCAGATAATGCGACATTCATCATAGGCACATCTGTAGGTACTTGATCTTTTTCTGAAAAGAATATACTTTTATTAAGTACTTGTGTTTCCTTAATCTTAGAATTCTTTTTAAGTTTATCCATTATTCCCATATTAGTATTTCCTGTTTCGTTTTTGATTCATTGGATTTTCAGCATTCATTCGACTTTGTCGTTTTAATGCTTCTTGTTTACGAAGCTTACGTCGTGCAGTAGGCTTTATATAGTATT